GCTATCGTGCGGTGGTATCGTTATACCACCTAAGCCTATAAGCGATTGCCTCGGCTTGGTTATTTGGAGAATTAAATGTGCGTTTGACTCGTGGTCAGTTGACGGAAAGAGAGAGGCTATTCGTGACGCACTATGCGGCTATTGGCGATGCTCGCTTTGCGGCGGAGAAGGCTGGCTATGCGAACATCAGTACCGCTGGAATAATACCGGATAGACCGCGGGTTTCCGCGGCTTTGGAGCGTGCTAGAGAGCGGCTCCGAGACGTTGGTGGACCGATAGGCGTTGAGACCTTGATCAAGCTTTGTGGGGAGAAGTACCCTCCTGGAACGCGGCGTGCTGCAGCGTCGGATCTGATCAAGTTTGCCGGCATTGCCGCGATAGATGAAGCGCTCCACAAGGAGGACTATGAGCGGACCGCGGCGGAGCTCGAGCAACGTCGGCAGCAGCTGATGCGTGAGCTATCGGACCTTGCGATTCCGATCGTCGAGCTCGAGGCGGAGCAAGTGGAAAGCGCTCAACCTACGCCCCAAGATGACGCTGAACTTGGCGTATTCGGCTGATATATCATGGTCTTAGTAGGATGGTTAGCGCGGCCGATCGGGCCTTGGTCTGGTCTCGGACCGACGACCGGACCCCTGCCCAGCGGTCCGGATCGGTCCAACGCCGGCGCCGACCCCACCCATACAAAAATTCTGCCCCAAATCCGATTTTGGACCCTTTTTGTTCTACACCCCTATCTTGCTTGTGTCCTGAATGTCCGTAGGATGCTCGATACATGCGTGAGGGAGACGAACCAATGCCGACTTATAAGTCAGAAGAGGTGACGATTGTCCGGCCCTCCATGGAGGGCGACCCTGATTTCAAGGAGGGCAAGGACCAGACGGTCATTGCCCTGCCGGACGGCACCCAGAAGACGGTGCCCACCTCGGATATCAAGGAGGACAAGGCCGAGGGCGAGGACGAGGGTGAGAACGACCGGAAGCCCCACAAGGCCCAGGACAAGGACCAGCAGGACGACAAGCATCGGCACAAGGCCCGCACCTGACCCCAGCGTCATGCTCGAGGCGGTTTGAAACGTATTCTACGCTCCTGAGAGCCTGCGTCAGAGGCTCAGAAACGAAATGAAATCGTCGGAAGGTAGGGGGGTGGCTTGATCGAGGTCGTTCTCGTGGAAACGACGCCAGGACGTTATTCGGCAAGGCTCGGTGACGAGATGCTCGTCGATGGTAGCCGTGATCCAGAGCACGATGTGGCTCGAATCCTGGTGGCACGTGGTTTTACAGGGCCGATGGATACGTTCGGAGTGGATGATAAGCCGCGAATGCACTTCGCCAAGATTGAGGAAACTGCCAAGTTTGTCACGGAGGAGGGGGCGTGGGGACCTGTCCATCACCGCTGGAGAGACCCGTCTAGCCGTAGAGCAGCCTCAAGGGCGCGTTTTTCCGCTCGGGAGGCATCGGACTAGCCTCCCGACAAATTAAATCAATGGCGAACGGCTATTTGTCTTCCGGCGCTGCCGGCTGCTCCTGCACCTGGCCGGCTGCGATCGCCGCCTGCTTCTCCGCGTCGTTAGCTGGCGTATAGTTCTCGCCGACTTTCCACTTCCGGCCGCTTCGATCGGTGAACTCGGTTACGACTTTCGTGGTTTTCTGCGCTGCTGCGGGCATGTCATACCCTCCTCGTCCCAAGAGCGGGACGCCCATTAACATCAGTCCGCTCTGTCCGTTCCCGCCTTGACACACGTGCCCCCCAAAGCCTACAAGCCGGACGCCGTTCCATTCGGCACTTCCTCCAGCCGGGCGCTTCATTGGCGTGGTGAGCTCGGCTGGAAATTTCCTCCTCTCGGGGGTTAAAAACCCCCGTTTTGTCCTGTTTGTCTTGTGTTTCACGTGAAACCCAAATACAAACCACCGGACAAACATGGCCGAGCCCCAGCCTTACGAGATCCAATACAATTTTGCTGGTTTCCAGGCCAGCAACCCGTCCACTCCGCTGCCCGCCCCGGCGCTCGACAACGAGCTCGAGAACATCGAGTTGGCTCTTGGCGAGACGCAAGAGGCCCTCTCGCAACTGCGCGCCACCATGGCGCAACCCTTCCCGCCACCCACCAAATGGCTGACGGCAACCACATATTCCGTTGATTCTACGGTATTTTACGGCCCAAAGCTCTACATTTGCATTGCCGACCACGTCTCCACCGTCTTTGCCACCGACCTCGCCAACCATTATTGGGAGGAGATCGCCGATTTCACGCCCTCCGACATCGTCGATGCCGACGATGTTATCTACGATAACTCGGCCTCCGGCCTGGCCGCCGACCACGCCGGACCTGCCATCGACGAGCTTGCTGCCGACATTGTCACTCTCGCGGCTTTGCCCGTTGGCCGCGCCGACCTCTCTCCCGACGTCCTCGCCTCCCTCGTCCCCGTCGGTGTGCTGGCGCCCTATGCCGGCGCCATCGCCCCCGCCGGCTGGCTGCTCTGTGACGGTAGTGCCGTCGCCCGCTCGATCTACGTCAATCTCTTTCTTGCCATTGGCACCGCATACGGTGCCGGTGACGGCTCCACCACCTTCAACGTTCCCGATCTCCGCGGCCGCATTGCCGCCGGCCGCGACGATATGGGCGGCCCCGCCGCCGGCCGGCTTGCGCTCGGTCCCGCGCTCGGCGCCGCCGGCGGGGCCCAGAGCCACACTCTGGTCGCCGCCGAGCTCGCCGCCCACACGCATTCCGCCTCCGCCGCCACCGTCGCCGATCACGGTCACCCGGTGCAGTATGTGAACGTCGAGGACGACGACCCCGACAGCACCGGCCTCACCGGCGGTATTTTCATCACCAGTTCGGACAACGTCACCAAGCCCGCTTGGGCCGGCGTCCCCGGCGCCGCAAGCTACCGCCAGATCGGCGGCGGCGGGGCGCACGGCCATACCGTGACCGTCGCTTCCGCAGGTAGCAGCGGTGCCCACAACAACCTGCAGCCCACCATCATTGCTAACTACATCATCTCCACCGGTGTCGTCGCCTGAGCGTGCCCTCGAATGGCCGCCCAGCCGCAAGCCCCGTCGACGGTCATCCTGCCGCATCCGCAAAGTTCTCTGCAGGCCGGCATTGCTGTCGCGCATGACGCTGTCGGGAGTCTCGGCGCGCAACCCGTCCTCCTGCTCTTAGTCATCGTTAACATTGTGTTCATAACTGCTGCCGGCTTTTTTCTGTCGAAGCTCGAGAATACCCGTGCCAGTCTGACCATTGCCACCCTCGACATCGTCAAAACGTGCGTGACCGGCCGTGAAACCGCCAAAAGACCTTAGCAAGTCCAATCGCGTCAACCCCAAGACCGGTAGGCGCTACGCCTGGGAAGCGGAGCAGGCACTGAAAGCTGCCGTCGAGGGCAAGGCCCAGAAGATCGGCAGCGAGCTGCAGAACATAGCACGTCAGCAAACCGCTCTCGACGCCCGCGATAACTTGCTCACCTACGTCAAGTTCACCATGCCGGACCCGGCAGCGCCCGGCGACATTACCCGCTCCCGCTACCGCGATAAGCCCTTCCATCGTGCTATCGCGCGTGCCCTCGAGCAGGTGGAGCGCGGCGAAATCACCCAGCTCATTTTCTGCTGTCCTCCTCGCCACGGGAAGACGGAGCTTGCCACCAAGCGCATGGCGGCCTGGTATTCCGGCCGCCACCCGACCCATGACATCGCCGTCGCTTCCTATTCCGACACCATGGCCGAGGATTTTGGCGCCGACACCCGCTGGATCCTGAACTCGCCGCAGCACAAGCAGGTGTTTCCTGCCTATCGCCTACGGCGCGGCGGCGCCGCCAAGCACAATATTCAGAACGACCAGGGCGGCCGGTTGTTCTTTGTCGGCCGGGGCGGTGCCCTCACCGGCCGCGGCATGCATCTCGGCCTCGGCGACGATCTGTTCAAGGACCATGAGGAGGCACGCTCGCAGGCCATTCGCGACCAGGCATGGAACTGGTTCACCAAGGTCTTCATGACCCGCCGGATGGGGCCGAAGCTGATTATCCTGACGATGACCCGCTGGCACTCCGACGACATCATCGGCCGCATCACCGACAAGGAGAATCCGCACTTCAACGCCACCGAAGCCGCCAAGTGGAAGATCATAAAACTCCCTGCGATTGCCGAGGACAACGATCCGGCCGGCCGTGCTCCAAACGAACCTCTCTGGCCGGAGGATTTCGGCCTCGATTTCCTGGAATCCCAGCAGCGGCTCGATCCGCTTGGCTTCGCCGCCCTCTACCAGCAATCCCCCACCGTCGCCGACGGCACCTACTTCCGCCGCGAGAACCTCGAGCCCTACCGCTACCGCCTGGAGGACCTCCCCAAGGACCTCCGCTACTATTGCGCCTCCGACCACGCGGTGGGCACCAGGCAGCGCAACGATCCGTCCTGCTTCGGCAAGATCGGCATCGATGCGCAGAACAACATCTACGTGCTGGAGGCGTTCTGGGAGCGTGCCTCCGCCGATCGTGCCGTCGAAGCGATGCTGGAGATGGGCCGCGGTGACAGGAAACCCCTGATCTGGTTCGCCGAGAAGGGGCATATCAGTTCTTCCATCGGCCCCTTCCTGTTCAAACGCATGCAGGAGACCGGCACCTACATCGCGGTGCGCGAGATCGTGCCGAAGCAGGACAAGGTGCAGCGGGCGCAGTCGATCATCGCCCGCTCCGCCATGGGCAAGCTCAAATTCCCCAAAGGTCTCGCTTGGGCCGACCGTGCCATCGAGGAACTGCTCGCCTTTGATGCAGGTCTCCACGACGACTTCGTCGATATGCTGTCGCTGTTCGGCCTCGGCCTCGGCAGTCAGTTCGGTGCGACTATTCCCGCGCCGGAGAAGAAACGCCCGCAATTCGGAACATTGGCCTGGGTCAAGGAGCATGATAAGTGGGCGGCGGAGAAGAAACGCGAAGCCGTTCTCGGGGGATTCTAATGATGGTCCTGTGGACGATGTCTCTCGACAAGCCGATTATCTGGAGCGGCTATTGGGATTACAGCTACGTCGTGGTGCCGCAGACTCCCCGTATCGCCCGAATGTACAGGGAGCATATTAACGGCTATGGGGGCTGGT